TTTTATTTTTTGAATGCTCCTACTATTAGTATTAATAGTATAAATACTCCAACTATAGCTACTATAGGATTTTCTCGAATATAATCTGTGAATAATGATAAATCAAAAGGTTTCTTTGCTGTTCCTAATGAAACGCAAGTTGGATGTGGGTCTGCTCCACTTATTTTAGAACCATCTCTCAATGTTCCAGCATCAGCACATCTTCCAGTATCTGTAAATCCCAATCCTCTTAAATCCTGACACCATCCAGTTGAACATTTATTATTAGGTCCTGAATCATCTGTTAATCCTTTTATGTTATTTACCTCACAAGCTCCTCCTTTCGGAATATTGCATACATCTCCAGTTGTTACTGTTAAAACGTCAGTTGATGCATTGCCAGCAATGGTAGTTGCTCCATATCTCGATATGAGAAAATCTTCAGCAGCTCCGTCATAGCAACGAATATAATCGCCAGTGAATCCCGCGCCATCTGTGACAGATAAATTGATTGCTGCTCCTGTCAAACCAGCACCAGAATTAGCATAGCTAAACCCGTATCCTGATGTTTGTGTATTGGCAGTAACTGCAATTGTGCTTGCTGTGGTAGCTCCATCAGCTATAGAAATAACATTATTAGATGTCCTTGTCCCTGTAGCTGATAACGTCAATAGGTCATTTGTCGTCATAGTGTTATTAGTGAATGTCACCATGTCAGCGTTGGCTGTATCGGTTGCCGTTAAATCACCACCAGCCAGGACAAGATCAGTTCCGGAAGGCAAATTAACCAAAGTGGCTCCGCCACCCAATGCTATAATCCCGGTTGAGGTACCACCAATCGTCACACCACCTACGCCAGTTCCGTCCACAGTAAGCGTAGTTGCCGCAGTTGCCGCAGTTATTGCGTCCTGTTGAAATGTCCCTGTAATGCTCACATTACCACTTGCAGTCAAATCAACGCATGTTACATCACCGTCAGAAGCAACATCAAAATTTGTAAAATCAATAACTCCTGTCGTGCCTGCAATAGTATTTGCGCCTATGCTGATAGCATTGGTTATTGTAGCGTTTGACGCATCGATACCATTCATAGCGGCGCCTGGAGTTATCACTATCGAAGATGCCCCTGCATCAGTAGCCAAAGTCATCAAGCCGTTTGTGTCAACATCAAAAAAGGTGTAGTTGAGAACGCCAGTTTTTCCAACGACATCAACATTACCTGATCCATAGACTTGTAATGATGTTGCAGAATTTGCAGTTACGAGTAGAGCATCAGCATTAGTATCGTGGCTCACAACCTCTAATACCGTTCCATTCGTAGGATTCCCTGTAATTGATTCGATCTTTACTACAGAGACATCCGCAAAATTACCGACGCCACGAATGGTCATCATATCTTCATCGGTGTCTGCAAATGAAAGTATGGTCGTGTAATTATCCGCCCAGGTGATAGTCTGGTCATCGTCTGGATTCCCGATATCGTCCCATGCTGTAGTCACCGTGGGAGATATCAGATTGGTTACTGTCCCCGCGTCATCCTCGTAATAAAGATTCGTTGTACCCGAATTATCTTTAACATACAGCCACCCTTTATTATTTACCGGATTGCCCGTAGGTGCGGTAATCTGCGGGAATTCCGCATAATCCTTTGTCGTAAGCTCGATCTTCGAGAATCTATCCTGCGTGCCGGCCTGGACAAAAAAAGCTGTGACGCAAACCAACAGGATGGAAACCAAAACATTTAATCTTTTCATCGTTTATCTCCTTATCCTATTTAGCCTGTTTATCCCGCAATCCGGCATCCAAGATTGGGATTGAGCACCTTAACCCCAAAAAGAACGTCAAACCGAATATATTCTTGATCGTTTGTGATGTCATAATCCCTAATGACTCGGATCCTGAAACCTTCATGACTTTCCTGAGCTTTCCAGACCGCTGAAGCAGGCATCTCAAGAGGAGCCATAACCAAACCAAGACAATCTCTGTGGAATGACAGATTGGCCTTGTGCTGCAATGCGCTGCTACCGGCAATAGCTACAGCAGCATTGTTTTGAGGTAACGCATCGACATTTTGATATGGCAAATACGCTTCTGCCGCAGCCGAAGAATAAAGCTGATACGGTGCAGTGCCAGGCGTGCAAGTTAAAGCTGCAATTTGGAAGTCACCGCCTCCAGCATCAGCGAAGGTATTGTCAGCGTCTGCCACAAACTGCCTTAAACTTCCGGTGCTTTGACCACTGATCGGATTGACGCTGTTTACCGAACCTATTGTGAAAATATCACCCTGTTTGACAGTTAAAGCTGATCCTGCGCCATTCTGATCAACTGCTATGGTTGCATCTCCCTGATTATTTGTTGCGTCCATAAGTACAGCCGCGCTACCTGCCCATGTCCCGCATGTATGAGTATTAACATTTTGGGATTTGTACATGTTGAATCCGGCGATATCACCAATTTTGGCCTTGGTTACAGCATCGCCAACCATGCTGTTATTAAACAATCCCTTTAAATGGTCTGCTAACTTTGCCTGCGCCTGCGGGTCAATAACGCAATGCCTGTTTTCTTGCGGGCAGGCTTCCTCATCCAGTCTGGCTCCAGCTTGAGCAAACGTATAAAAATCACTTGGCGTTGTCCCTGGCGTGCCAACCTGGTTCGGGATGCCCTTATATAATCCCAGCATGGTCACATCGATAAAATTAGCAAGGGCCTGCATGGCAGGTTGAATAAATCTTTGGCTGAACTTATCGATATTTAACGTCATCTCTTGCGAAGTACACACCCAGGCTACGTGTTTACGATATGATATCGTAAATGAGGTTGACCGTTCCACTAAGTCTACTGCGTCAAGGGTAGCTCCATCCTTGACCCTGAAATACACCGGAGCTTTTACGGTTACAGATGAACCAATCTTATACCCGTTTGGGGATTTATCCCATTCTGACTCGTACCCCCTAAAAGCCAGATTCCCCATTACACAATTGTTTTTAAGTTGCCGAAGCGCTTCTTTTGCCACCACGGTAGGATTTACGAATGTGTTACTCATAATTTTCTATCTCCTTATTTCTTGCCTCCAAACTCTCTTTCATCCATATAGGCGATATATTCAGCAGCGCTCATATCTTCAAGTTTTTTCCCTGATGATTCACCGCCTCCGCCTACCGTTTTGATAGGGTTTGGAGCTTTCGTTTTTAATTTCGGCTGTGGCCCTGTGGGCTTATTAGCCAGTTTTGCCTCTATTTTTCCAATTTCACGGGCAGCGGCTAAAGGAGATAATTGGGATATCCTCAGAGCTTCTTGCGGATTTTTGCCAAGATGATAAACAATCTCTGATGGCTCATCGCAATCAACTAAAGCGTCGATGATCGTTTGGTTAATAGGAACATCCGGCGAATATGCAACCTCTTCAAAATCGTCATATTTTTCACTCCCGGATTGGATCTTTGTCTGAAGAGTCTGAACTTTTTGAAAATGCGTAGTCTCTTCCGTTTCCCTCGATTTCTTCTTTTCCCGCTCCTCTAAAATCTGCGTGACTTTTTGCTCCGCTTTGTGATCCGCTAAAGCTCTGACATAATCGTCGTAATCATCAAAATCATTTTGCTTAGGCTCTGTTTTTGGCGCCGTTGACGGTGGGGTTTGACTTTTTAGAGCCTGTTGTCTCCAATATTCCTTCTCCCGCTGCTCCTGCTTCCACTTGCCATACAATTGACCGATTCTGGCCTTTGCAGTCTTGTCGTGTGGTTTTTGTGGATCGCCTTCGCCTTCTTTTTCTTCAATTGAATCATCCCCGGCAGATTCAGTTTGTTTTGTTTCATCAGCATTGGTTACTTGCTCCTCTGCGCCTTCCGGCGTGGCTTGCTGTTGTTTATCTTGATCGACATCTTTATCTAATTCTGTGTCCATTGAGCACCCCTTTTTAGGTGAGTTTAGTTATTCACGACTTTCAAATTATGCGGCATGTGATTTACCGGAATTACCTTTTTTTCCTTCTGTTCCTTAATTTCTTTTAGATTAGACAAGGCGTCAGTGTTGGTATAAACAGCATGGCATTTTGGGCAGGAGAATAAAACTACTCCCGGAATGTTTAGATTTATAAACAACCATGCAGCGTCTTGACTTTCATCCATGTTTTTGGTTTTTAGCCCGCACGATAAGCACCTGCTGGGAGGTGTGATTTTTACGTCCATAATTATTTACCTTTTCCCTTTCCCATCCCTTTCCCCTTGCCTTTACCCTTTTTCTCTTCTTCCATCATCATACCCTTACCTTTACCCTTGCCCTTACAGCCCATATCGATAACTCCTTTCTATGCTAATTCTAAGTTGAGTTTGTGAAGAATAGTTAAGGTTGACTCTTTAAAATCAACGAACGGCTTGCACCTGCATCCATCACCAAAATCAATCCGGTCAGCGTTTTGGTTTTTCCTGGCCGCTAAAGTGCAAATAGTCGCTCCATCCTCCGACCCCTGTTTGATTACGATAACGTTATCTTTTGCAATTCCTGACACAAACTCGATTCTCTTTATTTTGACGGCATCGGGAAAAACCTTTAGATGATCGTCAATCCCGGTTATTGTGACAAATTGATCTGTCCTTTTAATGTCTGGCATTTACATCATTCCTTGCGGCTGTGGTGGAGCCTGTGTCGGTTGTAGTTGTTGCATTGCGCCTTTGATCTGATTTGCAATAGCCACAAATGCCTGCAGTTGTTGTCCCCTTTCCTTTGCCTCTGCCTCTGCAAGATCTTTGATAGCTTTTACTTGAGCTTCAAAATCTTTCCTGTCCTGCTCTCGTTTCTGCAAATCCATTTTAAACATCTCGATCATCATTCGCGGGTCTGGCTGCGCCTGCTGTGGTTGCTGCTCCTCTCCTGGTTCTGGATCTCTTAATTCAGGCGGTACAAGTTTTTTAAGCCGCTCATAAAGTTCATCTGCCCCAGGGGCATCGATATTTTTAGCAATCAAATCCATTGCCGCCTGCCCGATCTGTGGCACCTGTTTTACCAGATCGAGTAACAATTCTAACGCCTCCTGCCTCTGGGTTGCATATGACGGCCCTATCGTCACGGCGACATCGTATTTGCCGATAGTGATGTCATTGATGTAACCGGTCTGGCCCATAACTATTAGGTCTTTTGATACGTTTTGAGGTAATTGCATATTTGGGCTCCCATTAATGGGAACCATTTTTTCGGAATCGTCCTCTCCTCTGATCCTGATAATGCGCTCGGTATCGTAAACATATGGGATTAGATCGATTAAAACCTTAGCGGAGTAGGTCAAAGCAATGCCCATATTATCTGTATAGGTAAAAGCTCCTGTGTTACCCTGCCGTTGACGCGCGAGTATCGCCTTACCGCTTTTCTCTTGCCCCTCATCACCAAGGGATGCTTGATAAATCCCCATGGCAGACATGATGTCATGCTCCATCCTCACCAGCTCATTGGAGATCGCACTCGACATCTGGGGCGGCATCTCTCTTCTCGGGCCCATAGATGGCGAGCTTGGATCAGGGTCAAAAAGCAGATATGGAAAATTTTTAATGTGCGCCTGGTTCCACTGCGCCTGATGGTTGCCTATCATCCGAGGTGTAACCAGATACGGTACTTTTGGAGCCAGAGCTACCTGCTCAGTAACTGAGCTGCTCCAATAATTGTACATTTGCTGCGGAGTCTTGGCGAAGCGTACCATACCCCTTGATTTTTCTTTTCCATCGATGTTTACAGTCTTTCCAAACGCCAAAATAATAGGAATGTGCTGGATCGGCCAATCGCCTTTAATCCCGCCATCCAAAATCTTATGCGCTGTCATGACGCAATAACGGACTTTGGTAGACTTAATAGTTTTTTCTTCCTTGGCTTCTTCCCCCTCAAAAAGTTTTTCCACAGTCATCAGCGTCGGAACGTTGTCAATGTACCTGATCACCCGGTAAACTGTTTTTTCAACCGTTTCCTTCCACCAATATTCAGCGATACGAATATATTTCTGATCGCGCCAATTCAAAGATTCATCGTTCCCGGCTTGCCACTCTGCCAGATCCTCATCAGGATACCGACTCTTAAATTCTTCTTCAGTGATCTTTTCGGTAACAAACACCCATTTAGCATCGGATTTGTCAGGCTTTTTGGCCGACTGATCCCAATAGACCGTAAAAACATTTGGGATAGGCTCAATCACGATATCCCTAACAAACACATCCTCAGTCGAATCCTGAATATTGATTCTCCATGCACCCCTTCCGGCCTGCAAAATACTCGCATAAGCCGTGTTATACGTTGCCCTGGCATTGCACTGGTACTCTATATGGCGTATAATCCCGTTATATATTTCAGCAAGCTTTGGATCCGCTTTGGAATCTATACCTCTAACTTTTATTGCCGGCCTGCTCTGCCTGAATTCACCATCAATTTGATCAATCTTTTCGGGTATTTTGTTTATCACCAAACACGGGCGCGGATTTGGATCGTTTAGCCTCGCATCCCTGACATCTGATGGCCACTGGCACTCTTCGTCATTGATGGCAAAACGCAGGTCATCCCTTGCAAGCTCGCGTTCATCCTTATCGCTTTCATAAGCGCGATTGAATCGTTCTCTCGCTAATCTTAATATTTCATCATCTGTATATTTATTCATGCGCCCATCCATCCAGAGCCAGCACCGGCCCCAAAATTCATACGAATAATAGGAGCCGTTGGTATTTTAACTTTCGGTATCGATCCAGAGATCAACGCTTCACCCTCGCCAGCTCCAATCATGAGATATTGTCCTGCCTCACAAACATGGGAAAACTTGTTTTTGTCGGGCTTATCATGAAATTTCTCATCTCCTGCAACCTGAACTCGTTTAAAGCAATATCCGCCAGACATGCCCTTGCGTGTCACCTCGCACTTAGGGGATATCAAAAGACCGGGCTTGCCATCTACAATCCTTGACAAAGCGGTTGAAACCGATTCTCTACGCTGGATGAAATCATTTGTTGGTGCAGGTTGTGCCGGGATACCTTTTGCCTGCAAAATTTGAAACGGCGTCGTCTCATCAGTTTGAGCCCGGATATCTCCCGCAGGATCTCCCCATATTTCAAACTCATGGCCCCGATACTCACTTAACATTTTAGGTTTCAGCAAGTCAGCAAACCGGCTAATCCCCATATCCTCACTCACCAGCTCGTCAAGCCATATCCATCTACCATTTGGCAATTTTTGTGCAAAAACAGCAGCGGGAGTAAGACCAAAGTCAATCCCTATATAAACCTTCAGACCTTTGATCGGCTGCAAAACTTCTTTTGTGCAATGCAGCGAATCAACATATTCAGAATAGATTGGTTTCCCATCGATTACGAAGCCGTACTCGGAACAATAGTAAACCTGGATATGATCATCTTTTTTGCCTGCCATCCTCTTGAGGTAATATTCGTGCCCTCCTGGAAGATTAGACAGGTTTTCAGCGTGAGGGTTGGCCACAAACTGATCTTTTTGTTTTACCAGTCCGCCCGGCTGCCGAAAAAACTCCCAACCTGTTGGTCTGTCAATCTCTGCCAGCCTATACCACCAATGATCCACATCAGGAGGGTTAGTATCCGCCATCACACCCGCCCAGGTTGGTCCGCCATCCCTCATGCCTGGATAGCGCTCGACACGATCTGAAAGTCCATCGATAATTGATTTAGGAACTTCTCTGGCCTCGTTTACCCACGCCCCAGTCAACTCCATCGACAAAAGTTTCTTGACATCCTGTGGCCGATCCAGAGCCCTGAAAAGCACCTCTATTTCGATATCACCCGTAGAGATCCTATGCGCCATATCTCCCCAGTTAAAGCGCCCAAAATAGTCCTCATCAAACCAACCAAGCCAGGTTTTGCACGTTGTGTCCTGCAACTCTCGATAAGTATTACGAATCACTGCCCAGCGTGTACGCCTGATACCGTCTGGAGATGGTTTTTGCTCCTGCGCCCGCCTCATGATCTCCATGCAGCATCCCGTTGACTTGCCAGAGCCAACCGGCCCCATGATGCCCCTAAAAAAAGCGTTGGACGCATGAAATCGCGCGAGTGTGGGTTCTGCGTTGTATATTATTTCCCGTTTACTCATCTTTCTTACCTGTCAAATTCATGATGAAGGTTACGGGCTGTCCGTTAGTGGTCAGATCGTGCTTTTTGCTTGGGAAAGCGTCATACAGCGTGAGAGACAACTCAACAGCTTTTAACCTGGTCGTATTATCAGCAAGATTCTTACTGTAAGCCCATTCCCCCGAATCACTATCGTAGTGGGCTTTAGTTAATTTTGCGTTGAGAGCTTGCTTTAAACGTCTCAAGGTCACGTCAAGAGACGGCCCATATTGATCCAGTAATTCGAGCGTCCTTGCCCTGGCTGTTTTTGCAGCCTCTTTTCCAATCTCTTCGTCAGTCATTACAGAAACGCCTTTGCTACTGCCCCGACCACAGCGACAATTATTCCTGCTGTTATCGCCCATATCTTACCTAGTGCGCTGTCGTGTAGAGCCACCTTAACCTGCATATCCGGCAAAATGCTCATGATCTTCTTGAGGTCTTGGAGATCGTCAGAGATGCTCTTCAGCCGTTCCTCAATTCGTGCAATGTCGATGGCCGTACTCGTCGCTGGGGCGCTCATTTATTGCACCTTGCTAATAGCGTCGCGCATGGTGATTGCCACAAATCCATTACCCAACATAACAGCTCCGGTATCGGCATCCCCTGTTATCATCAGGCATATTCCGCCAATGATCTGAGCCAATCCGATTAAAAAGGTTTTGCTTTTAAGTGTGTTTTTAAAAATCATAGTAACCCCCTGATTAAATTTGCATTCCTTGCAGCCCGTTCCGGTGCTTGTCTCGCGTATCTGCTATCGAGCAGCTCCGTAGCAGCTTCATAAAAATCCTCAGCTATAATCGCCTCAATCATCTGGTAAAACCTCTTGATCCCATCAAAACCGAGTTGGTACCGCATATCGAGTAAAGCTATCTTCCGCGAGTCGCTGAGCTGGTCAAATTGTGGGATTAGGGTTAAGAGATCATGATAACAGCGTGATAGATCCTGATGGAGCAGGTAGCTTGCCTCGATCTCTGATATGCCTGTGTCATCAAGGTTTCGCCCGTAACCGATTGAGAGCTTGCCGGAAGTACACTGATAAGGCTTAAGCCTCAAGCCCTCTTCTTTTTTAACTTTATAGGCTGCTTTTTGAAGTATTTTAAAATCCATGTTTTCAGCATGGACTACACTATGTATTGTGTCAAACGGGAGGGGGGGTACTGATTGATATGCCAGGGGTATTAAAGTTGTAGGCCAGGGGTATCAGAATTCATCTTTTTTTTTGGATAGGGTCAGGGAGCGACCCTATCCGTGGTCAGGTAACTATCTCTTTACGGGAAGATTCTTTTCCACTCTCTTCCGTTCCGTCACGGTTTTCAGATAGTCGCATGCATCACCGCCAGCTTCGTATATCTCATGGGCTGTTTCAACCAACCGCTTGTTGAAGCTGTGTAAATCTTCTTTCAGATCCTTCATGGTTAATTTTAAAAGCTCATCTTTGGAATTGGCACGCATCATCTCAAGCTTTACGGCATCTTTGTACAACCTTAAGGCAAGCTCGGCATGATCAATCAGCTTTTCGTTGGCCCGGCGGCTTACGTTGTAAAACTTCAGAAACCGGTCTACACAGTCGGTGAGTCTGGTTGGCTGATTTGACTGGAGCTGCTTGGGTGCCTCGCCTTCGATCCGCTTGCAGGCTTCGGATTTGAGCTTGACTTCCATCTTGTTGAACGCATCGATGTAGGCAAGTTTGAACTTCATGGCCTTCTTGCCCGTGAATCCCATCACCAGGATCGTGAAGCCGTCTCGGGTGATATTGTACATGGGTCGTGGCTTACCTTGCTCATCTGAATATTCAGCGGGCGGAAAATTCCGCTCGCTGAATTCTTTTGGGACTTCAATATTTCTGATTGATTCTAAAACGTCTTTGTGTTGCTTACCAAAAACTTCAGCAACGTTTAAAGAAGTGGTGGTGGTGTGATCATCGGTGATGGTTACGACAGGATTTGTGATGTTTTGTTCCGACATAGTTATTCTCCATGCATAAAAACAGATCTGGCAAAGTGTTGTCGCTGAGGCATCACCCTCAGTCCTACCCCTCACGAGATAGGAACACTTTGCCCGACTTATTTCTATCGAAATTTTATGCGTACAAATAAAAAAAGCCATCTGACGTG